AGTATATCATCATAAAATGGAAATTCTCTTTTAATTTTGTCTAATTCTCTCTGTACACATGCATATGCTTCTTTAAAACTAGAAGCAACTACAATTACATCGTCGCCAAAATCTATTTCTGTCTCTGTTGCTGCACAACATTTATAAACAATGAAGTCAGCATCTATAAGTAGTTTCATTTAAATAATTTTTACAATCGTCCAGTCGTTCAATAGATTCTTCAGAAAATCCTATAGTTAAATTACATTGTTTACATATCCAACCTCTAAACTCATTAGTGTTGTGATCATGATCAAATACAGTTGCTGGTTTGGTTTTGCAACATTGGCATATTTGATTAGGAGGTTTAACGTATTGATTTTTTAACTTTTTATAGTTACTACTACAAGTTTTACATTCACGAGCAACACCACATGTGCGGCTCTTATTTTTATGAAAGTTTTCTAAAGGTAACTCTTGTTTGCAAGAGAAACATAAGCTAGTGAACTTCGGACCAGTTTCTTCCTGATTGAGATTTGGCGGCGATGGGGCATCGCAATCCGTAAAACTCTCCAGCAAGTTTAGCTGAAAGTTCAAGTGTAAATTTTACCTCGTCTATATTTTTTTCTTCACATTCGTATTGCAATTCGTCGTGTACGAAAGCAAGTTGATGAGTGTGGAAGTTTTTTTGTTTTAATGTATCGTTCGCGATAACCATTTGCCTTTTCGCGACGATGCTTGCCGAGCTCTGAAGAAGGTAATTTAATCCTTTGTGCGGGCTATCGACCAACACCCTTCTTCCGTCACATGCCAGCAAGAACCCATTAGCAGACTTAGCTGCCACCGCTCCCAAAAGTTCAGACAATCCTTCGATTGCAGATACAAAAGCTTTTCGGATTTCGGATCCTTTTTTTCTTGCTTCCTTGGGTTGTAAAGCGTTATCATAACTTGTTCCTAATTTTTCGTTTCCAGCACCGTACAAGAATGCATAAGTTACAGTCTTGACTTGCCTTCTGGTGATTCCTATTTTGTCAGCGTTAACCTGATGTATATCGTCATTGAGTAATATGTCGGCATATCGACCTCCGTCATATCGTCCTAAGTAATGAGCTAACATCCGTAGCTCTATTCCAGATAGGTCAGCACCTACCATTACCATTCCGGGACTGGCTGTAAATAGTTCTCTGAACTCTGCTTCTGCTGGTACTTGAGCTAGATTCGGTTTCCTATGAGCACATCTAAATGTGTTAGTAGAAACTGAACAGTGATGATGTATTCGCTTAGACGTCGTACATAGCTTGAGCCATGCGTTTACGCCTTGCGAGATCATTCCTAGCTTCTTTTTCAGATCCAAAGCTTTCGCACATAATGTGCAGAAGGGATTGTTCATCTCCTTCAAGATAATCTCGTCGATAATTGGTTTCCCAGTCGTTGTAGTCTGGGTCAACGTAATGTTCAGACGATTCTGAAGTATCCATGCTATGTGGTCTCGTGATGTTGGGTTAAATTCAACTAATCTTTGTAATTCGCATCCTGCTCTGTAGCCTTGTGTAGCGTTATCTCGTTTAGGAGTGAACATCTTTCCTCCAATGAGAGGGAATTGTTCTCGAAGTATTCCAGTAACTTCTTCCATCTCTCCTCTGAGATGTGACTCAAGTTGCTGAGCTTTTGATTCATTAAATGACCATCCATATAGTTCTTGTTCTGTAAGTATTTCCTGTACTTGATGCTCTAACGAACACCAGTCAGGTAAGGGCGGAAGTGTTCGCATAATTTTGTTGTTACTTTGACGTCTTGTACGCAATAATCTTGCATTTCTTGACTCCATTCTGACCAGTCAGAAGTCTTTCCAAATTCTCCTTTATACTCTCCTAATCTGTAGCCATAACTTTCTAAGCTATGTCTTCCATATAGTTGTAAAGGCATCCGTTCTATATTTCTTTTCTTGTCTATCTCCATCATGTTTGGATGGAACAAGCGAGATAAAATAAGAGTATCAATAATAGAAGCAGTAGTATTAAACCAAGGATATATTTTCCGAAAAACAGCCAAATCATAATTAATGATATTGTGACCGACGATAGTATCAGCTGAACTAAGCCAATGCAAACCTTCAATGATCGGGTAGGTGTTATTAACTTGATCATTAAATACGAAGGTTTCTTCTTTTTCGGAATCCCATATGGCGAGGCAATGTATCTCAGAAACGTCATGTAATAATCCGTTTGTTTCAGCGTCAAATACGAGCATTTGGTTTCCCGACATATGTTTTGTCCTTAAACTTTGCTTTCTTGACTGCTTGTTTTGTAGGTGGTTTAGGTTGTTTCAACTCAGAAGTCTGTGCTTGGGTTGAAAACTGGTGTTGTTTCAATTTCATTAAACTTACAAGTAGTTTTGTCGTATTTCAGTGTGGCTGCAATTCCCGTATCTCCTGAATAACGGTTCTTGAGGACTCGCAGCGTAGATACGTCATCTTCTGCCTGTTGATCTCTCTCAAGGGCTAAGACCGTATCGCTTAATTGACTTATCGCTTGACTGCCTCGTAATTGTCCGAGTGAAACGCGAGCTCCATCGGAATGATCTTTATCTGTTTGCGTACGTTTTAAATGAGATACAAGAAATAGTTTTATACCAGTACGTTCTACTAAACTTCTTAAGCTAGTCATAGTCTGGTCAATCATTCGTCTTTCATCTCCATCTAAACCAGACAGTAATATTGATAGGTGATCTAGGAAAATTACTTTTATGTCCAGCCCGAGAGCCATATATTCAATTCGACTGTAGATAATATCCGCAGATAAACTACCAAAATGGTCGTATAAATAAAGGTTCCAATTAGCGATAGTGGAATCGTAAGCATTTTTTAGTGTGGTGTATTCATGTTCGCCAAGGTGTAGTGCTTGTCCTACTGCTACGGACATTAGTCCTAATGCAGTTCGCCTGTTAGATTCTTCTAATGCGATATACCCTACCTTGACTTGTTCTTCTAATAACTGTGTTGCCAGTTGACGGCAGAATGTACTTTTACCTTGACCCGTTCCTGCGGTTATTGTTGTGAGTTCTCCATAGCGTATGCCATGAGTTTTTTCTTGCAAACCATGCCACATATATTTATGGTCACATGGAGGAGTTGGTGTAGTAACAGCTGTTAATAACGATTTCCCATCAACGATACCGTCAGGTTGATAAGGTTTTGCATTATAAATTGCATCTCTAATAGCTTGGCGATCATTTTTTTGTAAAGCATCACTGGCATCCTTGTAAGGATCAACCAAATTAGCAATTGTAACTGACCCATGCGGTAAGATAGATGCCACTTGCTCCGTCGCACGACGTCCTGCTTCATCTTTATCAAAGAATAAGCAAATTTCTTTATAACCCTGAAGAAAAGGGATCTGTTTTTGTATGTCTTTTTTTGCACTTGCAGCTCCATGAGGTAGAGAAACCATCGGCCATTTTTCCATTACCTCATAACAACTAACAGCATCTAGTTCGCCTTCAGTAATAACAATCCTGTTACCAGTAGTAGGGAATAAATGCTGACCAAATAAGGTGTCAGTGGAAACTCCTTCATATTTAAACTCTTTTAATTTTGTTTTGGTTTTGAATCCTTGAATGCGTCCAGAGCCATCGAAATAAGGGAAGCGTAAGTGTGCCTCATCTCTGTAGATTTTGTAGAGCTCGCAGGTTTTTTCACTGATGTTTCGTTTTTGCAGCCTTTGGGCTGATCCTTTAAACGTGACATTGTTTTGCATTTGATGAGTGTGGTTGGTATCACCTGAGGTGTAGTGGTGACAGCTAAAGCAATAAGTGTGGCCGTCCGTGTAGATACCATTGGCATCGGACGATCCACAGTTACTGCATGGTTCGTGTCTTATAAATTCGCTTTCAGTCATGTAAGCCAATCAATAGGTATAGTGTGAAATGCACACCATTTAATTCCATATCGTTTGCACCATTGTGCATACGTAGTCTTTGATTTTTTACTAATTTTTTTATAGGGGTCTTGAAAGACCATTCGTAAATCTAAATCTGGATTCTCTTTAATAACTTGTCGAACCTTTCGCCTATCCTCAGATCGCCAAAAGCCCTTAGTTTCTAAACAAGTACCATTAGGTAAAACAAAGTCAGGTGTGTATTTATGAGTGATGGTATAAGCAAAACTTGTACCTTCATACTCATAGTCAACACCTAACTCACATAAAAGATCAGAGACTTTTTCCTCTAATCCTGATTTAAACATTAGAAGTCGTCTTCAACTGAAGAAGGTGCTAAATCTGGTGTAACGTTTGGATCATCTGCTTTAAAGCCAGAAGTCTTACCAAACAATTCGGCTACACCATCTTCATCAAGATCGCCAGTATCAACACCAGCTCCATTTTGGACACTGATGATTTGTACTCCAGATAATTTCAATGACGTTCCGTATGTCACGCCATCTCTCAGAATATATGGTTTCTGATGAAAACCTAG